GGTGGGAGAGAATTTTTGGGCTCAAAGGAAGAAAGCCAACTCAGTTTTGGTATTTTTATCCCGACTCGCTCACGCTTGAAAAAGAAATTGATACAAAATGGGTTCCTGAATGGTTGCCTAGGAAGGAAATGGAGTCTGATCCGCAATATGGCTGGCGGCTTAAAAAGAAACAGGGAACTTATTTTTCATGCGAGTTCCACGCTGGGCCCATTGTTTACTTTCAGATGTACACAAAATCTTTGGCAAGTGTGCAAGCAGGATCCGTGTATGAAATCACAGCGGACGAAGAACTCCCGATGGACTTCTACTCCGAGCTTATGTTTCGTTTGACTGCGACAAGTGGAATCTTCACATCAGGCTTCACGCCCACGCTCAACCAATTGTTTTGGAAGCAGTGTATGGAGGGAAATAAGATTCTTCCCTCGGCAAAAAAAATGACAATTTCCATGTACGACTGTCTCACTTATGAAGACGGCTCGCCAAGTCCGCATATCACAATCGACAAAATCAAGCTTGCTGAGGAACGCTGTAAGAACGACACAGAAAGACAGCGGCGGATCCATGGAAAATTTGTGACTGAAGAAGGCAGAACCTATTATGCTTTCGAATATGAAAAAAATGTGTGCGCACCGTATGACATCTCTGGCTGGAACATTTACGCGGCGGTAGATTATGGATCGGGCGACGATCCCTCAATGCAGAAAAAAAAGAAAAACGCAAAGAATCATCCGGCGGCAATTGTTTTTGTTGCTGTGAGACCTGATTTCAAAAAAGGTGCGGTGTTTAGATCTTGGCGCGGAGATCACGTCAAAACAACCGCAGGAGATGTTTACAATAAATACGAAGAACTCGCAGCAAACTTGATGGTGACACAAAAGTGCTACGATCCAGGCGCCGTGGATTTTGGTACGATTGCAGATAGAAATTCAAACTCATTCAACAAAGCAGATAAATCACGAGACAAGGGAGAGGATCTTGTAAACACGCTATTTAGATACAAAATGCTCGATATTTTTGACGACGATCCAGAAAACATAAAGCTCGCAGGCGAGCTCATGAGTTTGATGGTAGCAAACCAAACCAGTGAAAATAAATCGGGCGACGATCTATCCGATGCCTTGAGATACGATTGCATGCAGATTCCTTGGGACTTAAGCGCGGTTAACGAAAAAGCAGCCAGAGCTGAAGCGCAAGAAGACCGACCAGCCAGACCAATGACTGAGGCTGAATTTCAAGCAGAACAAATTCGATTAAGACGGGGGGACTACGATGACCGAGATAGACAAAGCCAGTCAGAAGGATGGCACGAGCTCGAAGAAGAGTTTGAACATTGGAACCAAGAATACTCAGGCTAGTTTTTACTTGAGTAGTGAGGAAATTTGCCGAATAATTGAAAAATGCGGCGAATCTGGTGTGGAGTCTTTAGAGCTTCAAAATCAAATTCGCATCAAGTTCCATTCTCGCCGAAATGAGAATGCCGTAAAGTCAGGCCAGGCTTCGGACTACGACCAAACATCACCCGTAGTGTCTGAAATTTCTACCGAGGCCGAAAAAGAAAACATGGATTTGATGGACCAAGAAGCAATCGCGGAGGCTGAAGAAGCCCAGGTTCTCATCGACAACGCCTCGGAGTTTGAAAAACTTCAGATCGCTCGGCACATAGAAAGAGCAAGGATGTCGAATGAAAAAACACACGCTTGAGCAATTAAATCAGTTTTACCGTGACGATGAATCTTGCGACGATGAAATTTTCTCAGAAATGCGAAGCAACTTGCTTCTGGTTTCTGGAAACCACTACACGAAAAAAAATCATAGCATTTTTTCAAACATCAGAAACACATCAAAAGTTTCTGATACTCAAAAATTGCGGTTAACAAAAAATCATATTCATAAAATCACGAGAAACTACATTCAAGCGATTACAAGCAAAGTGCCTGGTGTGATTCCAGCGCCTCAAAACGAGCTTGAGCTTCAAGATAAAAAGGCGGCTGATCTCAACGCAGCCGTGTGGCAGGATGCTGTCACCAGATACTCGCTTAAAGAAAAATTTAACGATTACATTCAAAACTTTGTAGAAATTGGGGAGATGTGTGCGTTCATATTTTGGGATCCAAACGAAGGGGACCATGTAGGATATGCACCTAAAATGAGCGCTGACGGGGTAACACCAGAGCTTGACGAGATGGGGCAGCCGCTCCCAGATACCGAGCGACCTATTTTTACGGGCGGATTTTCATTCAAAAACATCCCAGGATTTAATTTGCTTCGTGCTCAACAAGCAAAAAGTATGAAGCACAGCCCACGCATCACGATTCGCGAAATGGTGGATAAGTCCGAGCTTATGGAAGCTTACGGACAAGACGAAGAAAAGAAAAAGTTTATTGGCGACGGTGATACAGGCGAATTCATCGTGTTTGATACCAATAAAAAACAGTATCGAAACGAAGACGCTCAGATTCTTTTGAAATATCAATTTTTTAGGCCGTGCAAATTGTATCCGAACGGATACTACTATATTTCAACAGAACGGGGCATTTTAGAGGAAGCGGAGATTCCTTTTGGTATTTTTCCCATCATTTGGGAAGGGTTTGACACGTATTCAACAAACCCGCGCGGCTACTCAATCATCAAAGTTGCACGTCCATACCAAGCAGAGATTAACCGCGCAAGCTCGCAGGCAGCAACTCATCAAATCACTGTGGGTGACGACAAGCTCATCTACCAATCAGGAGCAAAGCTGGCAACAGGGGCACTTCTTCCAGGCGTTCGGGGAATCACATATAATGGTGCAGCTCCGCAGATTTTAGCAGGTCGTGATGGTGGTCAGTTTCTACCATATATTTCGCAAAATATTTCAGAGATGTACTCGGCGTGCATGCTTGAGGAAGTGAATCTCGAAAAAGAGTCGGGGCAGATTGATCCCTACACTCTTTTGTTTCGAAGTGCCTCGCAAAAAGCAAAATTCAATCGCTACATTGAAAAAGTTGAAAATTTCATGAAGCAGTTTTGTACAACATACCTCGAACTTGCAAAAAAATATCTTCCAGATGATATGGTGATTGTTGCAGTTGGAAAAGCAGAGGCGATTAACCTTGCGGAGTTTAGAAGTACAACTCCGCTTTCATACCAAATCAAAATTCAAGAACAAAGTGCAGACATCTCTGATCGACTGGGGCAGCAACTTGCTTTGAATCATTTGATTCAGTACGCAGGTCAGCAGATGGATCCAAAACAGCTCGCCCTCCTTGCTCGTGAAATGCCATATTTGAAAAATTCATCAATCGTAAAACGCCTAACTGTCGAGTATGACAACGCAGACAACGACATGCTTCAACTTGAGCGTGGTCAGCTGCCTTTTGTGTCTCCATACGCAGACAATAAAATTTATATTGATTGCATCACTCACAGAATGAAGCAGGCGGATTTTCAAATGCTCGATCCGCAGGTAAAGCAGTTATATGATCAGTATTTAACAATTCATGAAAACGAAATGATGAGAAAAAAGCAGGCGGATCAGGCTGCAAAAGATGGCTTTATCCCAACAGGCGGGTCTCTCATTACTGTTTCAATGCACGTACCCGATCCAAAAACTCCTTCGGGAACAAGGCAAGTGCGCCTTCCTTATGAGTCTGTTTCATGGCTTCTACAGAAGCTTGAAGCCCAAGGACTCACACTTCAAGATTTAGAAACAATGAACGATGGTGTAGTCGCAGACATGATGAAGCGTATGGGGCAGCAACAACCCCAAATGCAACAACAGCTGGGGCCGCCCATGGTTCAATAACAACAATCCCAGGCAAGGGATGAAAGGAAGCACCGATGGAGACAATGGGAAATGAAACAACGACTACGCAAAGTCAAACCACTGACACAGGAGCAGAAACGCAGCAAGCGTCTAGTGGAAGCGTACAAGAAACGCAGACGGCTGGAACAGGAAATGATGGAGGAGCATCAGCGCAAGCAGGAGGAACTGAGGCGCAACAGCAAGCTGCACAAGCCTACACCCCAAATTTCAAATTCAAAGTAAAAGATAAAGAACTTGAGTTTGATGATTTTATCAAACCCATCGTCAAGACTAAAGACTTGGAAGCCAAGATGCGCGAAATGTATGAAAAAGCGCACGGACTTGACGAAGTAAAAACAGCACGCGACAGTTTCAAAAAGCAGTATGAAGAATGGCAGGAGAAATACAACCAAGTCGAAACAAGTCTCAAGACTTTGGGCGACTACGTAAAAAAAGGTGACTTTAGGTCCTTTTTTTCTGCATTAAATATTCCCAAAGACCAAATTATTCGATACGCTGTTGAGGAGCTCAAGTATCAAGAGTTACCCGCCGATCAAAGGGCACAGATAGATGCCCAACGCGAGCAGCAACTTGCGTATGAGCAGGCGAATGTTCAGAACCAAACGCTCCAACAGCAAATGGCGCAACTGGTTCAGCAACAAGCGACTTTTGAACTCAACCAGGAACTTGCCAAGCCTGAAGTGAGCACAGCGATCTCCGCATACGACGCCCGAGCTGGAAAGCCAGGCGCCTTTAGAGCAGAGGTCATTCGGCGAGGACAGTATTACGAGGCTGTTCACAAGATTTCTCCACCGGCAAGTCAGCTGGTATCGGAGATCTTATCACTCGTAGGGGTTCAAGCACAGGCCCAGCAAGGTACTCAGGCTGCCTCTCAAGACACGTCAAGCCCGACGGGTTCACCACAGCAAAAACCAGTAATCTCAAGCTTCTCAGGCGGCGGGAAATCGCCCGTCAAAAAGATGCCCACAAGCATTGATGACCTGAGAGCCATGAGACAAAACCTAACGACGTAACTTTTGAGGAGTTAAAACAACATGGCAACTACTAGAACATTTCAAGACATGCTTAACGAATATCTTCCCAACAAATTGTTGAAGGAAGAAATGTTAAAACGCGATTGGCTTCTTTCCAACATCGAAAAAGATGACAAATGGAAAGGTGGAAAGTTGATCGTTCCTTTCAAAGCAGCAGGAGCAAGCTCAGTTAAAATGGGCGGTCTCACTGGTGCAACGGACATTTCAGAAGACCTGTATGTTCGTGGATCTATCGACGACTACAAAGAGATGTGGGGTTCGATGATCTTCAACCACCGCGACATTATGGATCACTCAGGAAAAATCGTTGAAGATTCTTTCTTGAAGATCTTGCCTGACGCAGTTGAAGACTTCATGGAGTACATCAAGATGGTCGCAAGTATCCAAATGGGTACTGGCCCTCACATGGCAACTCTAACAGCCAACGGTACTGTTGGCGGTGTGATTGAAGTTGATCACGTTGATCGTTTCTGCTTAAACCAAAAAGTTGGATTGAAAGACGGAAACACTGCGATTGCGTATTACTACGTAACGCAAATCAATGTGAACACAAACCAAGTAACCGTGTCTGCAACTCGTGGCGGCGCTGCTGCTGACGTTTCTGCATACACCACTGCGCAATCTGCGAAAGTATTCACTGATGGCGCTGACACAACTTACTTCACTTCTATTCGTGATGTGTTGTTGTCTGCTGCAAACGGTGGATCTGCAACAGTTCACGGAAAGTCAAAAATTGCTTATCCATTCTTGCAAGCAGTAAACGTAGACGGTTCTTCAATCACTGCTTCAAACATCCTTGATAAGTTGTTTGACGCTTACACTGAGGTTCGTAAAAAAGCCAAAGGAAAAGCGGACACTTTCGTAATGTCTTATAAACATTTTGGATCTGTGTTGAAGTTGATTGAAAACAAGTCAAACGGTGCAGCTAACTGGCAGATCACTGTTGAAGACAAAAAAGCATCTCTTTACGGATGGGACGAGATTGTCGTCAACACTGTAAAAGGAAAGCTTAAAATTGTCGGCATTCAAGAGTGGGATGACGATGTTATCGCGATGCTTGATTTGAAATCTATGATCTTCCGATCAAACGGTTTCTTCCAAAAGCGCAAGAACCCAGAAGGACAAGAGTACTTCGAAGTTCGAAACACTTCTGGATACCAATACATCCTTGATATTTCGTTGTTCGGCGAGCTTGAAATCAACAAGCCTGGGCACAACGGTATCATCTACGGAATCAGCTACTAAAGTTGAAATGGTGGGGGGCCGCAAGGCCCCTCATCAGTTAAAAATACCCACCATGGGTACTTTTGCGCCGTAGGAGGTATGAAATGGCCGGAGTTCTCCCCAACGATTTTAACGAAACAAAAGCGCGTGACCTTCTAAAATCTCATGCCAATGAGCCGGTAAAACAGCACATTGTACTCGATGGTCAAGGGCGCCCAAAATTTGTTTTCACAACCTACGTAGGTGCGCAGGACGGTGATCCTTGCACAGTAGATGAATATGTTTACGCAAACCCCACCAGCACGCAAATTATCAATCGACAAGAACGCGTCTATCCGTGGAAATCAGCTTGGGACGCAGGATATACGTTTGATCCCGCAGCCAATTATGATCCAGACGGAGATGGCGTACTATGATTTTCACAAAACACCGATTTGAAATTTGGAATCAGACGCAGCATCCTTACAAACACACACTTGGAGATTTTTCTTACACAAATCCAGCTGCTCCTGGTGTCACAACTGTTGAGGGTGCTTTTAACTGGGTTTTTGCCGTACTTTATCCAAATGCAAAATCGAGTGTTGCAACGCCTGCTGCACTCCCAGCTTTGGGCAACACCCTAAACGATTATCGTGTAGTTCTCGACGATGGTGACGGTAAAGCTGCAAGCTACAGATGGGAACAACGCGAAGGCGAGGTTTCTCCTAGTTGGCATAAAGTTTATGATATGGATTGGGGGCAAGATTCCATCTTAGCTGCCTTCCAAAACAACACGCAGGATCTCTACGTGTGGAGAAATGGGCGAACAGATCTCGATGGCTCGGGAAATCCGATTACGGGTCTTTATGCAGGACAAACAATTTATGGCGGCGATGCTGCCAATCAAAATTTAACATTAAGAGCGAACTCAGGTGACGGTACAGGACCACGAACTGGTTTTGTACAAGTCGATGACATGTTCCGACCTGCGGTTCATAACACTTTCGACCTCGGAACAAACACTTTTAGATGGAAAGATATATATGCTCAAAGCTCCGCTGTGATTGGTACCCTGAGCATATCAAGCGGGTTAATCACAGATTCTAGCGGAGCTATTTCTTTCGACAATGAAAGCCTCACAACCACTGGAGACATTACTGGGGCGGTTGTAACAGGAACTTCACTTGTCGCTGATGACGGTGCAGATTCGGTGACTCTGGTCCCTGGTAGTTACACTGACACAACTGGAGCGGTTTCTTTCGGTGCGGCTGGCTTAAGTACGACAGGAACTCTTGGGGCTGGAGTCGCCACTTTTACTGATAACACTCAAACAATTGTGATTGATCCAGACCTTGCAGGTGTTGGTTCGATTACTTCAAGTACGGGGACAATAAGCTTTGGTGACGAAAACCTTACTACGACTGGTAACATCCAATCAGGTCAAATATCTGGAACTCGTCTTGATATTGATTCTATTAGGCTCGATAGCAATACCATTTCTATCACAGCTCCTAACACCAACTTAATTCTTCAAGCAAATGGGACTGGAGTTGTAGACATCCAGAGTGCAATGACCACGCTTGGTCAGACTGTAACTGGAACAATGACAATCACAGGACAGTTTAACATCGACAACATTCGTGTTGATGGAAACGTCATAAGCTCACAAAACTTAAACGGAGACATTCAATTTAGTCCGAACGGTACAGGTCAAATTATAGTAGATTCTACTATAAAACCTGGCACCGATAACACACTTGATCTTGGCACCTCCGCACTTCGTTTTAACGATTTATTTTTAGGAGGGGTAATATCAAATGGAACTAACAACATTGCTATCGCTACTCTTCTTGCCTTTAGGAGCGGGATTTATCGTGATCTTGCTCAGACGCTACCCGCTCAAGCTGGCGATTCTTTGTTTTATGATTCTGTTAATGGCGTCTGGCTTGCTAGTGCTCCTGATACAGAAATTACACACGATGAACTTTCGGGACTTACCACGGGAGATGCTGGACATACCCAATTTGCCATGATCGCAGGTAGAGCAGGCGGGCAAACCCTGCAAGGGGGAACCGCAGCAAATGAAACTCTCGTCTTAGAAAGTACGTCAAATGCAACAAAAGGATCAATCCTCACAAAAGACAACTTCACTCCTTTTACGAACGCTAGCTTTTCTGGTTCTTGGAGTGGCACTGATCTTGGTGATTCTACTCATTACTTTCGCGATCTATATACCAAAGGTGAGCTGAAAGGCGCACGACTTGAAAACTACACGTTTGCAACACTCCCCGCAGCCTCAGCACAAAACATTGGCCGCGTAGTTTTTGCGACTGATGTGAACAAGGCCTACGTTGACGTAGGAACAAGCTTTAAGGTTTTAGGAGTTTCTAAATTCGTAGCCGACCAATCTTTCGATGGAGTTGTTACTTTGAAAGATGTGAACGTGAGCGCGGAGATTACCGATGCTCGCAATGCACAATGGCAGCTGCGTGACAACGCAAACAATTTTGAGATCATGTATGTAACGATACTCGCTACAAGTGCATCGAATGTTAGGATTACGACAAACGTACCATTGCCTGCGGGTTCTTACAGATTGATAGGAGTAGAATAATATGAAAGTTTTCGGACAGCTTGAAAAAGCACAACTTGAAAATACGACCTCGGACACAGCTTCTCACCCGAAAGGGATGATTACTTATCGAACTGATTTGAACCAAGCAAAGGTTTCAAATGGAACAACTTACAAACTTTTGATCGACGAAGACTCAACTCAAACTTTGAGTAATAAAACTTACGCAAATCCTTCGATCACAGGTGCGATCACAGCGGCGCAAACAACTACTCCTACAAATCCCGCAAGTGGATCAAACAAACTTTATTTCAAAGCCGATGGCAAACTCTACACTCTCGATTCATCTGGTAACGAAGCCCTTGTTGGATCTGGAACGGGTGGAGTTAAAAATTTAATTACAAACGGAAATGCTGATGACACTTCATCAAGTATTTTTGTTCCTTATGCAGACGCAGCTTCTACACGTCCCGTTGACGGTACTGGAGGTTCACCTACAGTCACAACCTCTATGACCACTTCAACGCCACTTGATGGGGTAAAGTCATTCCTCCTGACAAAGC